ATTGAAGGTATTTTAAATGTAGCAATTCAGGGGGATGCGCCTCGGGCGTATGAAGTTGCTGCTCAGATGATTAAAACTGTTTCTGAAGTTAATAAAGATTTAATGGAACTGCATAAGAAAGTAAAAGAGATTGATAAAGAAGATATAATTCTTAATCAGCACAATACAACCAACCAATCCATTTATGTTGGTTCTACTAGTCAATTACAAGATTTAATAAATCAAGAACGAAGTAGAACAAAAGCAATTACAGATGATTCAATTATGGATACGGATATTATAAATGACTGACAAACAGGGAGGGTATTTAGGAAACACCAATCTTAAAGAGGCTGGTATTGATATTCAATTCACTGAGGAGCAGGTGAAGGAATATATGAAATGTTCTAAAGATCCTGTATATTTTATTGAGAAATATATTAAAGTAGTTTCACTAGATGAAGGACTTGTTCCATTTAAACTTTATGATTTTCAAGAAGATATGGTTGAAACTGTTCACAATAACCGATTTGTGATTGCAAAACTGCCGCGGCAGAGCGGAAAATCGACGACAATGGTTGCATATCTTTTACATTATATATTATTCAATCAAAATATGAATGTTGCTATTCTTGCTAATAAACAATCTGTTGCTAAAGATATATTAAGTAGATTACAACTCACATATGAATATTTGCCTCTCTGGTTACAGCAAGGAATTGTTGAATGGAATAAAGGTAGTATTAAATTAGAAAATGATTCAAGAATTATTGCATCTTCCACATCATCTAGTGCTATTCGCGGTGGAAGTTATAATATTTTGTTACTTGATGAATTTGCCCATGTCCCCACAACTATAGCAGAAGAATTCTTTAATTCGGTTTATCCTACTATTAGTGCTGGACAAAACACAAAAGTTATTATGATTTCAACACCAAACGGTTTAAACATGTTCTATTATTATTGGAAAGGTGCAACAAAGAAGCCTGGAGAAGACGGAAAAAATGACTATATTCCTATAGAGGTTCAGTGGGATCAGGTTCCCCAATATCCCGGTGGTCCGTTGCGTGACGAAAAATGGAAAGAAGATACTATTGCAAATACTTCAGCCTCTCAGTTCCAGCAAGAATTTATTTGCGATTTTATGGGCAGTCAAAACACATTAATATCATCAGCAAAACTTAGATCATTGAATTGGTCAACCCCAGCAACTAAAGATGCAGATGGGTTATGGATATATGAAGAGCCTAAAGAGGATAGAGATTATTTTATAACGGTTGATACCTCTCGGGGACAAGGAAAGGACTATAGTGCATTTGTGGTAGTAGATGCAACAGATATGCCATATAAACTTGTTGCACGGTATAGAAATAACACAATTTCCCCTATGGTTTATCCTACAGTTATTAGAGCAGTTGCTACAAAATATAATCACGCACAAGTTTTAGTAGAAATTAATGATATTGGCGGACAAGTAGCAGATGTTTTATATAAAGATTTAGAATATGAAAATGTTATGATGACAATATATAAAGGAAGAGCGGGACAGGTTATAAATGGTGGTTTTGGTGGTTCAGGAAAATCACAATCACAGTTGGGTGTAAGGACCACCACACCTGTTAAAAAATTAGGTTGCTCTATACTAAAAAGTTTAATTGAAGAAGATAAACTTATAGTAGAAGATGTGGATTGTGTGAACGAATTAATCACTTTTGTTGCAAAGGGTAATTCTTTTGAAGCGGATGATGGGCATACAGACGATTTGGTGATGTCTTTGGTGTTATTTGCATGGATGACTAGACAAGATTATTTCAAGTCTTTAACAGATAGTGATATTCGCACACAGATATATGAAGAAAAAATTAGAGAAATTGAGGATGACCTTATGCCGTTTGGGTTCGCTTCTGATAGTTTAGAGGAAGGAGAGTGGGATGGAGAAGATAGATGGTATGTTAATGACGAAAAAGATGAAAACAATTCTTGGCTGTATTGATAGACATAAAATATCAAAAACTATACATATGGTAGTAATTTGATAATAAGATTTGGTTTTAATCACGGAGAATCACGATGGCTAGACCTAATGTCAGCGTTTTCATAGACGATCAAAGTTTTGTAATCCCCGGAAGTTTTACAGGTACTTCTAGGGGCGGTTTAATTTCATATGGGGGTCTTGTTGTCGCATTAGGAAATACTGCTGAAAGAAAATCGGGTGTGATGCAAATTGAAACAGTCGGGGATTGGGTTCAACGATTAACCGTTACTGATCCCATTGCTGCCACTGGAACAATAGATTCACCTGATGGTAAAAATCATACGAACAACACAGGAATTCACGCTACAGCAGGAACCACGGGTGCAGGAAGATGGCCTTTCGGTCCTACGGGTGCATGGAGAGGTGAATGGTGGGCGGGACACAATTTCCTTCAATACGGTGGTACATTAGTTGTTGGTGGAACCGGAACGGATGAACATATTAGTGGTACTCTTAATGGGGGTAGAGAAACTCTAAAAGATACTTCAATTCCACTTGATTTTGTGTTTACTGGAGCGGGAACTGGAGGCTCTAGTAATGACACCTTTGTTGCTAATAGAGATGATTATTTGAGTTCTGTAACAGAAATAGCAGATGTAGCAAATGTTGTTTCTAACAGAGCCGATTGTGTTGGAGTATATCCTAATCTCACAACTGCACACACAAGCGTTGCTGCAAGTCCCAGTTTACCTTCTGGTGTTGGAGCAAGTCAATATAATGTGGTTGTTTGGGGAGATAAAAAGCATTTAGGAATTTCTAGAACTGGTGAAATTCTTGGGGATAGTTCTTTACTTTCTTTCCATCTTGCTCCTGATGTTGCGGGATGTATGGCAAGAACGGATAACATTAGTGATCCGTGGTTCTCTCCTGCTGGATTTGCTAGAGGACAAATACAAGATGTTGTTAGATTATCCCATAATCCTTCTGAAGGCGAACAAGATCGTCTTTATGATGCTAAAATTAATCCGGTTGTTACCTTTCCGGGCGAAGGAACGGTGTTATGGGGAGATAAAACTACTGCTGTCTCAACAAGTACCTTGAGTAGAATTAATGTATCAAGACTCTTTATTCATCTTAAGAAAGTTGTTGGTGCTGCTGCACGGAGTAATCTTTTTGAGATTAATAATGTTGATACAAGAGCATCATTTGTAAATGCTGTAGAACCGTTCATGTCTACTATCAGATCACGAAGAGGAGTATATGATTATAGAGTAGTGTGTGATGAAACAAACAATACTGGAAGCATTATTGATGCTAATCAGTTTGTTGCTGATATATTCGTCAAACCCTCTAAATCTATTAACTTTATTCGACTAACATTTACTAATAAAAATACAGCAGATATGCTAGAATGATTAGTTTAAGAGGAGTATTAATAAATGCCTAGAGCCCAAGTAAAAGTTTTAATTATAGATGAAAGTTATGTTATACCTTTCACTGAGAGGGGTTCTCCAACAATTGCTGGAATGGTGTCAAGTAAATCTCCTCATGGATTAGTTGATATTCTTGGTAATACTTCTGAGCGAGCAAATAGTTATATGAGAATTGAAAGTTCTAGCGAATGGATTAATAGATTAACTTCTACTGAACCTACTGGTGCTGCGGCTGCAACCGGATCTGATGCATCTGAATGGCCATTTTACCACCAAACAGGTGTTTCTGGTGAATTTGACGCAGGAAATGGATATGCTGGTGGAAATACCTATGGAAGATGGGGGGGAGGTCCAACTGGGGGATGGAAGGGTGATTGGTGGTGTGTGTATAATTATCTCCAATATGGAGGAACTTGTATTGTTGGTGATTCTCAAAGTACTCTTAAAAATAAATCTATACCTATGGATGTTGTTTTCGCAGGTGCTGCAACTGCTGGAGGCTCTAACGATCAATCGGGTGATTTGCCAAATGGTCAATTTGCTTCTTCAACTGAAATTTCAGAAGCCGTAAATATTGCAACTCAAAGAACCGATTGTGTTGCAGTAGTTCCTAATGGTGGAACTGCTGCCTCATCTGGAACAATTAGTAGAGCGTCAGGTTCTCAAGCATCCGAATATGTAATAGAAGTGTTTGGACAAAAATCGCACGCAGATATTAATCGAAATGTAAATGAAAATGAAACATCTCTATTAAATACTCACTGTGCGCCTGATGTTGCTGGTATGCTTGCACGAACAGATAGAGTCTCTGATCCTTGGATGTCTCCTGCTGGAGAAAGACGAGGTATTATGTTAGATGCTGTTAAGTTAGCACATAATCCTACTAAGGGACAACAAGATTTGCTTTATGATAATGGAGTTAATCCTATTATTCATGATTCGAATAGTGGTATTATGTTGTTTGGAGATAAAACAACTAAAGTTGCAACAAGTACCTTAAGTAGAATTAATGTATCAAGACTCTTTATTCATCTTAAGAAAGTTGTTGGTGCTGCTGCAAGATCTAAATTATTCGAAATCAACGATGTTGATACAAGAGCATCATTTGTAAATGCTGTAGAACCATTCTTATCTCAAATTAAGGGCAGAAACGGAATGTATGACTATAGGGTAATATGCGACGAAACAAATAATACAGGTAATATTGTTGACGCTAATCAGTTTGTTGCCGATATATTTGTCAAACCCGCTAAATCTATTAACTTTATTCAGATTACTTTCACAAATAAAAATACACAGGATAGTTTAACCTGATACATATTATAGTATCAAATTAGGAGAGAATAAAAATGGCTAGTAGTTTTTCATCAAACATTTCTGATTTCCGGTCGAATTTTTTCGGCGGAACTCGACCAAACAGATTTAGAGTGGAAGCAGCGATTGCTGGCTCTTCATTACAAAATCCTTTTCTAATTAAGGCTGCAACTCTTCCTCCTTCAACACTCGGTATTATCACTGTACCTTATAGGGGTCGTGTATTAAAGATTCCGGGCGACAGACTTTTTGCAGAATGGACAGTTTCGATTTTAGATGATGGCGAAGGCGGCGAAGATATTAGAGGCAAGATCGTTTCTTGGAGTAATAGTATTAATGCCCATGTGGAAAATGTTACCAAAGATCCGACAGGACTGACTGAACAATGGAAAGTTCATATGTTAACTCAAGAGGATAATACTGAAATTAGAAGTATCACTTTGCATAATTGCTGGCCTGTTGAAGTAGGCGCAATTGAATTAACTTATGATACTGCTGATACACTTACTGAATTTCCGATAACTCTTGCTTATGATTTCTGGACCGAAGAAGGAAATACAGATAGCGGCGGCGGCGGTCTTGAATCAAGACCGATGCACGAAGGCCCGATGTCATAGGCTCGCTCGCCGCATAAAATTATAGGATAGTTTATCCTTATAAATATTTGTGAGTAATAAAAGGAAATTACATTATGCCAATAGATTTCTTTGGGTTTCAAGTAGGAAGAAAAAAGAAAGACTCTGAAGGCGCAGAAATAGAATCGCCAAAATCATTTGTCGCTCCTGACAGTTATGATGGCTCTTTTACTGTGGAAGCGGGTGGTGTTCTTGGAACCTATGTAGATTTTGCAGGTTCCATCCGAAACGAAAATACATTAATCAATAGGTATCGCTCAATGGCTCTTTTTCCCGAAACAGAGCAAGCGATATCTGATATTATAAACGAATCAATTGTTGCTGATACCCAAAAAAAGTCAGTAGCATTAAATTTAGATACACTAAATTTATCGGATAATATCAAAAATAAAATTTATACAGAATTTCAAAATGTTTTGCGTCTTCTTGATTTTAAAAATAAGGCACAAGATATTTTTAGAAGATGGTACATAGATAGTAAAATTTATTATCATATTATACTTGATGATACGGATCCTTCTAAAGGTATTCAAGAACTTCGCCCTATTAATCCAAGTAAAATTAAGAAAATTAGGAAAATAGATAAACAGCAACAGAGAGTAGGAAATACTACAGTTCCAATTGTGAAAAAAGTTCATGAATTTTTTATGTATACAAATACCGATAAAGATTCGATGTATCAAACATCTGCACAGGGACTGAGAATTAACCCGGATGCTATTTGTTATGTTCATTCTGGTATAATCGATACTGCTACTAAAAGAGTTGTCGGTTATCTTCAAAAGGCTATTCGCCCTTTAAATATGCTTCGTCAAATAGAAGATGCGGTAGTTATTTATCGTATTTCGCGTGCGCCTGAACGACGAATATTTTATGTCGATGTTGGTAATTTACCAAAGCAAAAGGCTGAGCAATATATTCGTAGTCTTATGAATCGTTATCGTACAAAAATGACATATGATCCATCCACGGGCGAAATGAGAGATGACAGAGATCATTTGCATATGTTAGAAGATTATTGGCTTCCACGGAGGGAAGGTGGAAGAGGAACAGAAATTTCTACTCTTGATGGTGGGCAAAATCTTGGTGAAATGGAAGATGTTGAATATCTCTTAAGAAAAGTTTATCGTGCATTGAATGTTCCTATATCAAGAATGGAACCCGATTCTGGTTTCAATATGGGACGAAGTGCTGAGATTACAAGGGATGAAGTAAAATTCTATAAATTTATAGAACAACTTAGAACCAGATTTAGTGTCGTTTTTACTCAATTACTTAAAACTCAACTTATTGTTAAAGGTATTATAACTGAAGATGATTGGAAATTAATTCACCAAGATATAGGGTATGCTTGGAATCAAGACTCATATTTTACAGAATTGAAAGAAACTGAGATAATGAAAGAGCGTTTTGATTTGTTAAGCCAAGCAGAAGAATATATAGGTAAGTACTATTCTACTAATTGGGTACGAAAAAATATATTAAGACAGTCTGAGGAAGAAATAGAAGAAATTAAAT